ATAGACGCCCTGCCCCATACCCGTCGTGTCGATCGCGATGTAGCCGACGTTGTAGCGCTGCGTGATCTGCTCAATCGCCGCAGCCTGTTCCTCGAAGTCGTTGCCGCGGAACTGGTGACGTTCGAGCACGCGGAACACTCCCCCCTCGACACGCGGCGGCGCCACGACGACCAGGCCGGCCGAGTCGCCGGTCAGCGCCGGATCGTAGCCAACCCACACCTCGCGATAGCCGAACGGGCGCAGCAACAGCGGCGAGAAATCATCGGCCCATTCCTCCCATGAGTCGACCATGCAGCGCTGCAGCTCGGCCAGCTTGAACACCGACACCGAATCGTCGATGAACTGGCACATCAGCAGGTTGGCGAAAGCCTCTGCGCTGTACCGGCGCCGCAATCTCTCCAGGTCGAACAGGTCGCAGCCACCGTCGATCGCATCGAGTACCGTCACGATCTGGCGCCACTGCTCGTCCTCGCCCAGCATGCCCCGCACGAGCGCTTCGTGGCTCGTGTCGATCTGGATACGATCGCCGGGCGCGCGCCCACGATTCGCATCGGCACCGCTCCAAAATGCGTATGCCTCATGGGTTGTACTCGACGGCGTGCTGAAGTAGGTCAGTCGCCAGCGTTTGTGCATCGCCATGCCCGACGCGACGGTATTCAGCTCGCGAAACTTCGGCACCCAGAAATATTCATCGAAGTACAGATTGCCGTGATACGACTGCGCGGTGCGCGAGTTCGTCCCCAGGAAGTACAGCGTCGCGCCGTTCGGCAGAATGATCGGATCACCCGTCAGCTCCACGTCGGCCACGTCGCGCGCAAACTGCACGATGTACTGCTTGAAGACATGCGCCTGCGCCTTGCTGGCCGACAGGAAAATCTGATTGCGGCCCGTGTCGAGCGCGTCGACGAACGCCTCTCGTGCGAAATACCAGGTCGCGCCGATCTGCCGTGACTTCAGGATATTGCGCGTCTGCTGATCGCCATTGCGATACCAGACCTTCTGATAGTCGAACAGCGATTCGCGGAATGCCTTCACGATCCGCTCTTCCTGTTCCTCGCTGATTTCGTTGCGCGGTGGCTTGCGCTTCGACCCGACATTACGCGCCGCGATGTTCGGGTTCAGGTCGCCTTCCTTCCCCGTCTCCCCGTATTTCTGCACGCGCGCGAGCCGCTCGATCTGCCGGCCGAGCAGGTCGATTTCCTTGTAGTCCGCGCCGTCCTTCTTGTCCTTCGCAATCAGGACCATGAGGCGCGTTTCGGCGGCCGCTTCGATGCGCTCGATCGGCGTCGCGTCTTTCCATTTGTCACGACGGCACCACGACGCCACGGTCGCAGGCTTCAGTTCGAGATGCCGCGCGATCGACGAGATGCGCCAGCCTTGCCAGTAGAGCGTGCGCGCGATCTGTCGCACGTTCGCTTCGCGTTGAATAGGATCAGTCGTTTCGAGCATGCGGCAAGCGTAGGGCGACGCGCGCGCGCGATCACGCGGAGCACTGCGTACCCATGCGAGCAACACACGCCGCTCGTTGAGCCGTGGCGCGCGAAGGTCGAATATGAGAACCACATTCACTGACCCACGGTTCGACCTCTCTCTATGGCAACCAACAAAACGAAGTTTTTCCGCGTCGCGGTCGAAGGTGCGACTGTCGACGGTCGCGAGATCAAGCGCGAATGGCTCACACAGATGGCGAAGAATTACAACCGCGAACTGTACGGCGCACGCCTGAACGTCGAGCACATCAAGGGATGGGCGCCGATGTCGACGAATTCGCCGTTCGGCGCGTATGGCGACGTGATCGCGCTGAACGCAGCCGCAATCGAAGACGGTCCGCTGAAGGGGAAGATGGCGCTGTATGCACAAATCGACCCGACCGACGATCTGGTCACGCTGTCGAAGAAACGCCAGAAGATCTTCACCTCGATCGAAGTCAACCCTGACTTCGCCGACATCGGCGAGGCGTATCTGGTCGGCCTGGCCGCGACCGACGACCCTGCGAGCCTCGGCACCGAAGCACTGCAATTCGCCGCGCGCCGTTCGAACAACGTCTTCTCCGCCGCATGCGAAACGTCGATCGAGATTGAGGGCGAGCCCGATTCGCCGAGCCTGCTGTCTATCGTGAAGGGCATGTTCGCACGCACGAAGGTGACCGACGATCAACGCTACGACGACGCGCGCCGCGCCGTCGAAGAAGTCGCCGACTTCGCCAGTCGACAGGGCCGCGACGTCGCCGCGCTGCGTGTCGACCTCACCGCCGCGCAGGAAGACGCGACCACTGCGAAGAAGCGCGCGGACGAAGCGGTCGCCGCGGTCGAAGCGCTGACCGCGCAACTCTCGGCCGCCGACAACGGCGCGCCGCGGCGTCAGCCGTCGACCGGCTCGACCGGCGAACTCGTGACCGACTGCTGACCCCTTCCACGCTCACACCCCGGAGAATCCACCTCATGAAGAAGGAAACGCGCCAGGCGTACCGGAAGTACGCCGCGCAAATCGCCAAGCTGAACGACACCGACGATGTGTCGAACAAGTTCGCTGTCGAACCGTCCGTCCAGCAGACGCTCGAAACCAAAATCCAGGAATCGAGCGCGTTCCTGCAGAGCATTAACATCCTGCCCGTGACCGAACTGGAAGGCGAAAAGCTCGGCCTGTCGGTGTCCGGCCCGATCGCGAGCCGCACCGACACGACGAAGACCGCACGACAACCGGTCGACCCGACTGCTCTCGACAGCAACCGCTACCGCTGCGAGAAAACCGACTACGACACGGCCATCCCGTACCGCAAGCTCGACGCCTGGGCGAAGCTCCCCGATTTCCAGCAGCGCATCCGCGACGTGATCGTCAACCAAGCCGCGCTCGACCGGATCATGATCGGGTGGAACGGCGAAACGGCCGCACCTACCACGGACAAGGCCGCGCATCCGCTGTTGCAGGACGTGAACATCGGCTGGCTGCAACAGTATCGCGAGCGCGCGGCGCAACGCGTGTTGCATGAAGGCAAGACGGCCGGCAAGGTGCTCGTCGGCAAGGGCGGCGACTACGAGAACATCGACGCGCTCGTGATGGACCTCGTGTCGTCCATGATCGACCCGTGGTTCCAGGAAGACACCGGCCTCGTCGTGATCTGCGGCCGCGAGCTGCTGCACGACAAGTATTTCCCGATCGTCAACGCGACGCAGGCGCCGACCGAGCGGCTCGCGGCCGACTTGATCGTCAGCCAGAAGCGCATCGGCAACCTGCCGGCCGTACGCGTGCCGTTCGTCCCAAAACGCACGCTGATGGTGACGAAGCTGTCGAACCTGTCGATCTACTACCAGGAAGGCGCGCGTCGGCGCACGCTGAAGGAAGTGCCGGAACGCGACCGCATCGAAAACTACGAATCGTCGAACGATGCATACGTCATCGAAGACTTCGGCTGCGGCTGCGTCGCGGAAAACATCGAACTGGTGGCGGCATGACGATCAACACGCCCGCTCGCGCGCACTTCGCGCGCGTGTCGGCCGCTCGCGCGGCGGCCGCGACAGCGCCCGGTCAGACGATGGCCGGCGCAACGCCCTATGAGCTGATGCTCGCGAAGCTCGCGGCCGACCGCCGCGCCCTGAAGGGCGTGCAGTCGGTCGCGCGGAAGGTCGAACTGAAGCGGAAGTTGCTGCCGGAGTATGCCGACTACGTGGCGGGCGTGTTGAACGGCGGCCGCGGCGCACAGGACGACGTGCTCGTAACGGTCATGGTGTGGCGCATCGACGCCGGCGACTACGACGGCGCGCTCGCGATCGCAGCGTACGCGCTCACCCACGGCCTCGCCTTGCCCGACCAGTTCGAACGGTCGCTCGCTTCGGTCGTCGCCGAGCAGTTCGCCGACGCCGCGTTGTCCGCATTCCTGGAACGCAGTACGTTCGACGCCGCCAGCCTCGAACTCGTTGACGAGCTGACCGCCGATGCGGACATGCATGACCATGCCCCGTAAGCTCAAAGGCTTCAACCTGTTTCACAACGGCACCAACTTCGTCGGCGAGACGAAGGAAATCCAGCTCCCGAAGCTGTCGCGAAAGATGGAGGATTACCAGGGCGGCGGCATGAGCGGCCCGATCCCGATCGATTTCGGCCAGGAAGCAATCCAGCTCGAATGGACGTGCGGCGGCTTCATGGAAGACGTGATCGCGATGTACGGCATCACGACGCACGACGGCGTGCAACTTCGCTTCGCAGGCGGCTACCGTCGATCTGGTGCTCGACGACTCGCGCGGCGACCTGGCGCTGCCGAAGCGCGGCGACGAAATCAAGGTGTCGATCGGCTGGGCCGGCGAGCAGCTCGTCGACAAGGGCACGTTCGTCGTGACCGAGTTCGAGCACAACGGCGCGCCAGATACGCTCGTCGTGCGCGCACGCTCGGCCTCGATGTCGAACGGCATGCAGGAGCGTCGCGAGAAGAGCTGGCACAAGCAGACGATCGGCTCGATCGTGCGCGCGATCGCCACGCGCTACAAACTGACGCCCGCCGTCGCCGATGCGCTCGCGAAGATCGTCATCGCACACATCGACCAGACACACGAAAGTGATATGTCGTTTCTGACGCGCCTGGCGAAGCGCTACGACGCCGTGATGAACGTCAAGGATTTGCGGTTGCTGTTCACGCCGATCGGCACCGGCAAGACCGTCAGCGGCAAGGCGTTCCAGGTGTTGAACCTGACGCGCGCGAGCGGCGACCAGCACGCCTACCACGTGTCCGAACGCGAGAACTATGCGGCCGTGCGCGCGCATTACCACTCGAACGGCAAGGCGAAGCGGAAGTCGGTGATTGTGGGCGGGGAGAACAACAAGAACGTGAAGGTGCTGCCGGAAGACTATGCGAACGAAGCCGAAGCGCGAGCGGCAGCGCAAGCCGAGTTCAAGCGCATGCAGCGCAGCCAGGCCACGATGCGGTATTCGCTTGCGCGCGGCCGCGCCGATCTGTTCCCCGAAATGCCGGTTACGCTGTCGGGCTTCAAGCCGGAAATCGACGAGACCGCGTGGCTCGTGAAGAAGGCGACGCACACCGTCGACGGAGACGGCGGATTCACGACCGGGCTCGACCTCGAAATGCGCGACGATCCGACGACCGATCGGCACCGCTCGCACTTCAAGAAGGGCGGAAAGTAAAAAGCCCGCACGTCGCGGGCTTAGGTTGCTTGCTATGGGAAACAGTTGCTTCTGGTTCTCGATGAACGCGGCACTCAACGCGATCTTTGGCACGCCCCGCCCCTCTCTGTTCGCAAAGGAGGCCCGTCGTCGTACCGTACGAGCGCCGCACGTGCGACACGCAGATTGCCCATCGCCTGAAGCGCAACTTCGAGCACCTGACCGACCGACTGCATGGCGTCATCGATCGCAGCGCACGCGTCATCGCGCTCGCTTTCGGTCAGGTCCGTTCGGAGCCGTACCCCGCCCACCGCTTGGGAGCGCGAGTCTGCTTGACGATCGGCAGCCATTAATGCGCCGACCGGGCCGTTGCTGTGCTTCATGTTGATGCTCATTCGTCTGGTCCCTCACAAACATGTTCACGAACCGGCTGCACTCAACACGACGCGGTTGCCTTGGAATACCCCGCGTCGCCAGCATCGCCGGCTTTCAGAATGCTAACCAAATACTGGATGGATATACAGTATTGGTGTGAGGGATGCGCCGTCGGCTATGGCGGATGCGGGACTACTTCTTTCCGTCCTTCCCGGCACGCTCGGCACGCAACCGTTCGACTTCCGCCATGGCGCGATCTACGTTTTCGACCGTGCGCTCGTCGAGCGCCGCGCGGCACCATGTCGGACAAGCCCGTGTACGTCGGGCTAACGCCCACCGAACGCGACGAGCTCGAACAGCTCGCCACGCAGCGCAACCGCTCGATTTCGAGCATGGCGCGCGAGCTGATCCTCATCGGCGCAAGCCAACTTCGCGCCGTCCCCCGTTCCCGTTCCGCCCGCTCGTGAATTGAGGAGCCTGCATGTATCCCGATCCCAAGCGCATCCGCAACAACAAGCACACCGTCCGCTTCGACGACTACGAGCAAGCCGTGTTGACGGCCCTCGCGAACTACCAAGGCGAGCAGCTCGCCGTGTTGATTCGCGAGATCGTGATGCGCGAAGCGACTGCCGTGCTAGCCGAACGCAACACCTCGATTCTGGACCGCGCCGGCGCCTGAATGAAGGCACCGAAACGCCAACAATGAGTAGCTCCACCGATGCCCGAAACCAGCACGGAAATTTCCCTCTCGGACGCCGACCGCGACGTGCTGGAACGCGTGCGCGTGCTGCACGACCTACCTTCCTTGGAAGCGACGGTCGAGTGGCTCGCCAAGCGGCGCCTGCGCCGCACCGCCAAGCAGATAAACGGCCGCGGCCGCGCCCTGTATCTCGTCCGGAGTAAGCCGACATGCGAATCCTGAACCGCTGCCCGCACTGCCGCACGCGCGCAACCGCGCGCAGCAGCCGCGAAATGTCCCAGACCTTCCGGGAAGTCACCTTCCAGTGCAACAACCCCGAGTGCGGCCACACGTACATCGTGAACATGGAGTTCGCCCGCACGCTATCGCCGTCCGCGACCCCGAATCTGTCGCTAAACCTGCCGCTCTCGCCGAGCGTGCGCGAGCGCCTGGTCGAGCAGCTCGAACTACCCGTCTAGCGACCTAAACCCCTTCCCCTGTTTTCCCCTCGCATCGTGCCTCTCCGGCGCGAGGGGCTTTTTTTGCCTGAAAAAAGGAGATCAGCATGGCCACCCTCGCTTCCGCCGCCGTCGTGATGCCGTTCGATCCGGCCCGCCTGTCGCTCGACAAGCGCCGCGAATACCTGCGCGCACTGTGGCGCGCCGACATCGATCCGTTCGTGTTCGTCGGCACCGCCCGCCGGCTCGGCTACGTGCTGGGCTGTCATTGGGACGCTAACGCCGGCATGCCTGTCCTGACGCCCATCGTTCTGCACTGACCCGATGCGCGCGCCCCTCACCGACATCGACCTGCGCGACGCCTGGTACGACCTGCGCATGGTCGGCGACCTCGACTCGGCCCATCCCGCCGTTCGGCTTGCCGTCGAATCCGCGGCGCGCGCGATGCAGGACCGCAAGCGCGCCCGCTTGCGTCCGACGTTCGACGCGAAGCGCCGCGCCGCGAACGACTTCGACGAATAGCCGATCCGCGCCGGCCACCGGCGCTCTCACCTGGAACCACACCATGAAGCCCTTCGTTTTCAGCACCGGCGTACTGCTGATGCTCTCGTTCTCGCTCGCCGGCATCTACTGCCTGGTCGGCGATGTGCTGCGCCTGTTCGACGTTCGCCACGCTCGCCCTATTGCATTCGCGATTGGCGTCGTCGCGATGGCCGCCCTGGTCGCGACGCTGGCCTGGTCCGTTCCGCCGCGTGGGTGATCTGATGAAAAAGACCTTCGCATTCGAATTCGACACTGACCGCCTGTCCACCTTCTCCGACGAATATCTCGCGGCGTGCTGGTACACCGCGCAATTCCTGCCCGTCGAACACGGTGACCGCGACGCTGGAGAAGTGGTCCGCGCCGTTGGTGTTGAAATCATCCGGCGCTGGATGCGCGGCCAGCCGATCCCGATGTTCAACATCCAGTCGGGCGACCACCTGCAACAGCAGATTCGCCGCTTCGCCCAATGGAATGGCACCGAGTGGGTTGCAGCTTCGACGGTCGACGAGTCGCACGCGACTGTTGACGATCAATCAGCCGGGCGGAACGCATGACGCACGACCCCACCATCCGCTACGAGCTGCTGACGGCGGCCGGCCTGCGCACCGTCGCCGGCGATCACGTCGTCATCCCAAACGACGCCGGCGCGGCCTTCGGCATCCACGCCGAGCCGCACGTACGCGACGGCCACCCCGAGAAGTGGATCGTCACCCACCTCGCTTCGGGCATCCGGATCGGCCACGGCGCAACGCGTACCGCAGCACTTGCGAGCGCGACGTCGAACGTCGAGCGCAACCGTGACCGCCTGCGCGCCACGCTCGACCAGGCAATGACCTCGCGCTTCGAGCTGCAGCACGCCGTTCAACGCCTGCAGCAGAACCATCACGACATCCTCGGAGGTGCCGCAGCATGACGCACACGAACACCCCTCACGACGCCGCGCTCGCCGCCTCCATCACGGCGGCCGCCGATGTCCTGCGCTTCGATCACCAACCCGGCGGCATGCAGCGCGTCGCGACGCTCGCGCTGTTCGTCACCCTGCTCGGCGATCGCCTGGCGCTCGGCTTCCCGACCTCTGCCGCCGCGCTCAAGGCGATCGTCGAAAGCCCCGCGACGCCTGGCAACCCTGCCGCCCTCTCTCTGCATCAACAGCAATAACGATGGCCACGATCGACGAACTGAAACAACGCATCGACCTGCACGACCTCGCCGACCGCCTCGGCATGAAGCGCGGTCGCGGCGGCGACAAGGCGCTCTACCACTCGCCGCAGCACGAGGACAAGAGCCCGTCCCTGTCGATCTTCATGAACCACCCGAAGCACGGCACCGGCTGGCGCGACCACAGCGCCGACGTCGGCGGTTCGTGCATCGACCTGGTCATTCACGCACGCGGCGGTAGCGTCGCCGACGCCGTGCGCTACCTGCACGACGCGTACGGCATTCCGCTCGATCGGCCGGCGCCGGCCGAGCGCCGCGAGAAATCCACCGTCGAATACATCGCCGATCGGTGCTTTGCCGAACGCGACCAGGTGCGCGAGTACCTCGGCGGCCGTGGCATTTCCACCGCCGCGATCGACGTGGCAATCACCGCGCGCTCGCTCGGCTTCAACACCTGGACCAGCACCAAGGTCGCCGCCGGCGAAGTGGGGCACGCCGGCCCGGCCGCCGCGTTCATCGTCCGCGCACCAGGCGACGCGCGCGTCGTCGCCGTCGACATGCGTTACGTCGATCCGGCGCTCAATGGCGGCGTCAAGACGCAGAGCCAGGGCGACAAGGCGGGCTACGGCTGGACCGCCGATCCTCGCCGGCTCGACAAGGCGAGTCGTGTGTTCATCGTGGAAAGCGCGATCAACGCGCTGTCGATCGACACCTGCGCGATGCCAGGCGCCGCGGCCCTCGCCCTGCGCGGCCTGGCGAACGTCGACGACGTCGACTTCACGTTCCTGCGCGGCAAACAGGTCATCGTCTGCCTGGACAACGACGAACCGTTCGCGGACGGCCACCCGCGCGCCGGCCATCGTCCCGGCCCGGAAGCCGCGTGGAAGCTCTACGAGCGGCTCACCGCGCTCAACGTCAGCGCCGTGCTCGTCGATCAGGCCGGCTGGCTGGCCGATCTCGCAGACGGCGAGAAGACGCGCAAGCCAATCAACGACGTGAACGACTACCTGCAACTGCGCGGCCCGACCGATCTGTCGCGCGCGCTCGAGCAGCTCGAGCCCTGGCTCATCGCCGGCCTGGCCGGCGACGCCACCCGTCGCGGCCGGCCGCGCATCTTCCTGCCCTCGCACGACTTCGCGCAGTACTGGCGCTTCCGTGTCCGGCCGGACTTCACCAGCTACATCACGAAGATGGACCGTAACGAGGAATCGGGCGTTGAAACGCCGGTCGTAACGGATCTGTGCGGCTTCCGCATTGCCGGCATCAGCCGCGTGTCGGTCGCGAGCGCGACGTCGACGATGACGGGCGACGCCGACCAGGCGCCCACCGTCTACTTCGCCGTGTCTGTCCAGGCGCCGCGCCACGGCGCGCAGCTCGTGCGCCGCGTGATGCTCGACGACCAGCTCCACAACGTCGACCAGTGGGGCAAGTTCGGCCCGATCTGGGCGCCGGCGCCGTTCAAGCGCATGGTCAACATCCTGGAGCGCGGCGCCGACCTCGGCGCGCGCCAGGCGGCGAACTTCGTCGGGCTCGCCTGGCGCGACGGCCGCCTGATCGTCAACGAAGGCCCGGACTGCTACTTCACCGAAGCCGACAAGCAGTGTCCGTATCACAACCTGACCTTCCCGACCGGGCCCGCCAGCGACGCGCGCCGCGTCATCGCCGCGTACCAGGCGACGTTCAAGCAGAACGCCGCGACGATCCCGCTCGTGTGGGCGCTCGGCGGCCACCTGAAAGCGCTGCTCGGGTTCTGGCCGCACATCACCATCCAGGCGAACAAAGGCGCCGGTAAGTCGACGCTCATCAAGCGGCTCGAACGCTCGCTCGCCTTCACGATGTTCTCGGGGCAGTCGCTGCAGACCGAGTTCCGCCTGCTGACCAGCATCAGCCACACCAGCCACCCGGTCGGATGGGAAGAGCTGTCCGCGCGCCGGCAGGACGTGATCGACAAGGCGGTCGGCCTGTTGCAGGAAAACTACCAGTACACCGTGACACGTCGCGGCACCGACATGACCGAATACCTGCTGTGCGCGCCCGTGATGCTCGCCGGCGAGGACGTGCCCGTGCGCAGCCTGCTCGGCAAGCTCGTGCGCACGACGCTGACCGGCAAGCGCGGCCCGCTCATGCCCGACGACCTGCCCCGCTTCCCGGTTCGGCAGTGGCTCGAATTTCTCGCCGGCCTGGACAAGCGCGCCGTGTTCGACCAGTACGCCACGCTGCGTGACAAGGCGATGGCGAACTGCCGCGCGAGCGGCGAGGACGACGGCGCGAAGCGCATGGCCGGCAACTATGCGGCCGTCGCGCTCGCCTGGCGCTACCTGTGCGAGTTCGCCGGCATGGACCCGAGCGAAGGCGACTTCCCGCGCGATCTGCTCGCTGAAATGAACGGCCACGTCGCCGAGACGAGCGCCGATCGCGAGCCGTGGGTCTGGATCATGGAAACCGTGCTGTCGGAGATCGACGGCGGCAATTACAAGCACCCGTTCACCTTCGACACCGTCGACGGCGAGTTCTGCCTGTTGCTGCGCACCGGGCACGTGATGGACCACATCGCGCACACGAGCGCGCTGCGCGACAAGTGGAACGGCCTGCCCGTGAAATCCGACCGCGTGTTCAAGGCGCAGCTCAAGCACGCCGGCGTCGTCGTCGGCGAGAAAGAAGTCGAGCGCCGGATCTACACCCGCCGCGTGCCGTACCTCACGCCGATTTCGCTCGACCGCCTGGCCGGCTTCGGACTGCATGTGTCCATCCGCGAAGACCTGGCCACCGACGCGACCGAACAGCGGGGCCGAGCATGACGCTCTCTCAGCCGATGCGGCCGCCGTGCGGCCCGTACCCCTTCCCTCATTCTTTCCGGCCGCGTAGCGGCCCTGTATTCGGGTTTCCGGTGCGTGTGTCGATGCGCGCAGCAATCGGCGCACGTCATCACGCGGCCGCCGTGCTGTCCGCTTCCCCCCGTCCCCCCGCAAGTCGAAACGGCCGGGCAACTACGCGGGCCTTGAGGGAGAGGGGGC